TTCTAGCAACAGCTTAGCTGCACCATCTTGATCCAAGCGAATATCATCGCCATCCTCTTGCAGCAGTGCAGCCGTTGGCGTCAATACGGCTCTCAAGTCAATTGCACCTGTTGTAATAAAATCAGCTGTGATTTCAACGGCTTCATCCGGTACGAACTGCAGCGCACAAGCCGTCAATACGCCTTGAAATTCGTACCAAATCTCGTCATTTAAATCAGCAGCGTTTCCCGTCGCGGCTTTTAAGTAAAACTTGCCACGGAAAGAACTTCCTACCTTAGTCCGTAAAATTAACTGCAACAGATATTGCGGCAGATCATTTGTTCGCTCGCCGGTGTATTCCCAAAAACACGTCATGCTGCCAGAGCCAGACATCAACGTGCTTAGCTGGCTGCGAAACTCTTCAGACAATGCTGTCGTGTCAACAGTTTCACGCTCCGTATTGAGCTCAAACCCTTTAACTTGAGCAAGCAATCTAAAGTCAGAGTTTTCAACAGCAACCCTGATCGGAATGTTTGACGCAGGCGTCGCAAGTGTCGTCGCATTTGTGATCAGACCATTGATTGCATCGGCAAAGCTGTCGTAAAGCCTGATGCCACCAATGCCATCAACGTTGATGTATTTTTTGACGCTTGTTTTGGTGTAAGAGCCAATAAAGGACAGCGCTGCATTATTGGTGCTGGTGATTTCAATTTGATCGCCAGTGATTAACTGACCGCGTTGAAAATCAAAGCTCAAGCGCTTTCGAGTGACATTAACATCACTGGTGTTGACAACTGACGTCAGCTCAGTGCCATCAAACTGTCTCAACAGCTCAATCTTGCCGCTTGTCCCTAAATAAATGCTCATTAGATCGAAACGGTCAACAGCTGGCCAGTGCCAACAAAGGAAACCTCAGCTCTCACAATGTCGCCAGTATCTGCGCCGATGCTTGCGCCGGTGACATAAGCATTCAATTTGATGTCATTATTGTCAGTTCCATCAATCCAGCGAAACGTAAGCTGAACCGTGTCGCTTTCAGAAACGCCAGTCGTTCCAGTCTTTACAAGTGCTGAAAGCAGGCTGCTTGTGTTTCGGCTTCCGCTGTTTTCTTTGTAATAAAGAAGTGTGCAGCTACCAGAATAGCCAACAACGCCAGGCGTATAGCTCCGCAAATTATCGCCCAGCGTCGTTGTTTCTAAAGTCTCTAAATTTGATTCAACGCTAAACCTGACAACCTTGGCGACAGTCGAGCCTGACACCTGCATCGCGCCATCTCTGCCGGTGTAGACCTTGGCCATTACAAAACACCAATTAGGCTCACTGTAACAGTGCTAATCCCAGGGCGCACCTGCACTTGTTGTGGCGCTTGTTCATAACGCCAACGATTTCCGGCGTCATTCGCCCCAAGGTACTTTTTCAGTGCAGCCCAGCCGCCTCGCGTATTTGATTCAATTTCAAACGTGTTAAACGTACCACTGGTTTCTGTATGAAAATGATCTAAAAACAAGGCGGCATTCGCATCAGTGATGTTTGCGTAAGTCAGGGACATTTTCATGTTGGTGCGTTTGCTGCCATACAGAATCCGCACCTCGGCGCCGTTTTGCGCCTTAAACGTCTTAACTGGGTAGTCCCCAGATTGAAAGGAGCGGCTCGTTGGGACTAGGTTGGGAAAAGCCATCAGAACACCTTGAAACTGTCGTTAAGGATTGCATCGACCAGCTTGCTCCTGCCATCGTCAAAGCAGGGATGCTCTGACGCGACAATGTCAACCGTGCCTTCCTGTGAAAAGGTTAGCTGCTCAACAACGTAAACGTTCTGCGAGATTCGGTCGTCGATAAGTGAGAAAACAGAATTATGGAACGTGCTATCCGCAACGGTGTTATTGCTGACAGTCATAACGCCTTCTTCAATATCATTGTCATCATCGGTTTTGTAATAATTTACCCGATATTGACCGTCAATAATTTCCGCCAAACTTGTGACCGCTCCAGTGCTGCTGATGGTTCCGTTACGCGCACTGCTGTATGGGCTTGCCTGCGTTGCAACTTTGATAAACGAACCAGCCCTAATGTTCAAACCATCAACCGTTGTTGAAAAGCTAATCGTGTGCGTAACAAGCTTCCTAAGGCTAAGGAAATATTTGGCAACCAGGATGGCGTGATCCTCTGACGTGCAGAACTGCGTCAAATCAAATTGCTCTTGCGGCAGCAACTCAACGCCAGGTGTCGAATAACCGCCGCTGGCGCCCTTGACGTTGACCGCTTTTTCTTCAGGCAGTCGGTTAGGGCGCTCTTGGCGGAAACGAACCACAGCCTGGAACGCCCTGCGTTCTTCCGCCCCAAGGTACTCAAGCTTAAAGGTATCCTCAAGGATGTTGCCTTCTGTAAAAATCTGTTCGACGGGCACTGCGCCTTGATTAAAGCCACCAAGCCCACCAACAGGAAATGCAGGTTTTAGTGAAAACTTACCATCTGTAATCACAAAATTGCATAAGAAGTAAGGGGCTAAGTCAGCAATAAATTGACGCAGATTTGTGCGCTCAACAATAGACCCGTTAAAGAACAACCTGTTTTTGTAAAGGAACTTGCTGGTTTCAATTAGCTCGTCTTTATCAACAAGCGGCGCATTGGCGTCATCCATGCTCAGCAGGCCACCCGCACCAGCCATCTGATCAGTCAGCAAGAAGTAGACCAAATCAGTAAACATGTTGCTAGCGCCAAATCTGCCTGCGCCTTCATAGGCTTTCTCGCGATCAGGGTGCAACCGCTCCACTTGAATGCCGCTGGCAAGCCAACAACGCATTTGATCAAGTTGGGTAAAATTACGTCCGGCCTTGAGCGACAAACCCGCCAAAGTTAAATCGTTCATTACTGGGACTTCAGCGTTTTCCTGAATTTCGTTTACATAAACGATCTGGTGTTCTGGGGAGCCGTCGTTTGATTTCTCAACAAAGTCGCGATAATGACTAATGTCTGAAAGCTGCGTCTGCTGTGCAAAAACAGCATCACCAGTAAATGTTGCAGGGGTTTCAGTTATGACTGTTTTAAGGTCTCCAACCTTGTAGTCAACACCGGCCCTGTTATAAACAGTTCTATACGGGTTGCTGGAATTAATGTTCACCAAATCCCTGAATTGTTCGCCTGCTTCCCAATTACTAGTCGTAACACCGTCATAAACAACTTCGATGGCTGGCTCGCTCCAGCCTCTGTTGATTTGAAGTTGGTAATTGTCAGAAAGCCGCTTGCTTTTCGCGGTAAGCCTTAACTTAATAGTTTTTGTTACACCGCCTGTTGTATCCGTAAGGACTCTGGTGATAGTCTTCTTTTCGTCTAAGGCGTAGCTTCTAGCATCGCCAAACAGGACATAACGATAACCCTGAGCCCTGCCAACAATAACACTTTCAAATTCTGTGCTCCAAACAGTAAACTTCATTCCAGACCATCGCAGCGTCCCGTCAGGATGATTTTTTACAAATGGATTGCTGATTGGGTAGTCTGTTTGACCACTTAAAACATTTGTTGCCTGTGCGCCTCTTTTGATTTGGATAACCTCGCCGGGCGAAAACCCAGGCCCACTAAATTGAACTTCTACTTTTTCAAGACTCCATGTCCACTGCTGGTCAGAAGAGCTGACATAATCAAGATTCAGTGGAACCTTTTGCAGCCACCACCGCAGATAAATCCATTTCTTATACGCCTCATTGTCTTCTGTAGGTTTAAGCGCACTGGTCACATATTCCGTTGTGTTAAATCTATAAGTTCCCCACATTGAATATTTTGGATCATCTGCATCGCCTGCCAAGTCAAACAAAAATGCGCCTGTTTTACCTTTGGTGATACCATCGTTCGCAATGTTTGGACCCTTTGTCAGCGCACCAATCGCAACGTTGCCGCTCTCTACTGCGGGCCTATTCTCCTGCCTGACAACGGAAGCAGGAAATTCATCTTCAATGCTGCCCGAAATCTCGCGGGGATTACGGAAAAATTCTTTGTTGGCAACAATATCTTCTTTTTTTAGCTGGCTGCCAGGAACTGTTACCGTCATCTGTCCAAGCCTTGGAAGAGTGACCGGGATACTTTGAAGATTGTCTAGGTTGGTGCCTTCAGGCTGTGAAATATCCCGAACAATCGTGTCGCCGCGAAGGTCCCTTAGCTCCGAGCCAGACATTTGAACAAACTTAAACTCAAGCTCTTCTGCTCCAAGTGAATCATTCTTAAACCGTATAAAGGTGTATTGGGCAACAGGTCGATAACCTCTAATCGCAAAATAAATTGGGATCAGATCATATTTACCGTCAGCGTCTCCCGCTTTACGCACAAAAACACGGAAGATTGTAGAACGCGCAATATAAGCAGTAATTCTGCCTGTCCTAACTTGAATGTATTCTTCGTCAAAATCTTCAATTTCGTCAGGCGTAATCAAACTGTTAAAAGAGCATAAGCCCTTAAGGCTTTGATAAACAGTGCTCTTGATTCCAATTTCAGTGACAACCGCCCTGCGGTTGTTGCGGACTACTGCTATTGCAGTTTTAGTGATCGGATAAAATGCTTCACCGATGTTTTGAGGTGTTTTTGATCCTTCAATGCTGTCGCCTATGTATTCATCTGACGGCTTTACGGCTTTCGTTGGGTGCACAACGCCAATGGCCTTTCTGAAGGAATGCTGATTGTCAATGCAGGTAAGCTCAATGATTTGATCCTTTCCAGATGGTTCAAACCGCCGAAGCTTGCGCGAACTAACTTTCCAAATACAGCCACCAATTTCAAACTGTTCTCCCAATCGCATTGCGTCATCAGCAGATAACTGCAACGACTCAACCGCACTATTAATGTCGTCAACGCTTTCGCCTTTACCTTCATATTGATAATACGTTTTTTGAATTGATGATGCGCTAATGACAAACGTGGCTTTGTCTCCAACGGAGACGTTGTCAATTGTTTTGCGAAGATCGCTCCCAGAATTTCTTACGGCTCCGTTTGTTCTTGTGATTGATGTAATGCCCATTCTTGGGCTGTAATTACGGCCAATTCCTTTTTGGTTATCATTCATAATACTTTTAATGTGGTCATCCTCTCCTATGTGGCCACTCTCGCCTTGACCGCCGTTTGCTTTAGAGCGAAAATAATTTTCATCTCCGACAATCTTTAAGCGCGACAGTGCCTGAGATCTTTGGGCCGGAGTAATTTCGCCTTTGCCAGTAGGGATCGAAATAATGTCATAATTAACGCGATAACCCGTTCCGTTTGCAATCGCGTTGTAAACACCAAACTCTGTGCTATTGGAAGGCGAATAAGCCTGACAAAACGCAATTTCCCTTTCACCTCCCAAGGCGGGACAAATGAAGACTTCTGCATCATTTCCGTTTCCACCAGTCTCTGGATCGCCTGAATCCGGCTTACCTCTTGTACCGTATTGAATGTTTCCGGCACGAATCCGGTTGTTGTTTTTGCTATTGCGTTTCCAATAAAACGCAAAATAGTCGTTATAAATTGAGTCTAAAGCGTTATTTCCTAAGAAAATTCCTGACAAATCGGGAATGCCAATTCCATTATTAAGACCTTGCTCTCCGACAACAAATAACAACTGTGCTCGTTGGTACGTTCCATGGCTGAACATCCGCGACCAAATTAACTTGGGAGAAACCAGCATTCCGCCTACTTCTTCCCTTGTGTCGTAGCGACCGAAGATAATCGGAATTGGTGAGGCATAATCCGCTAACTCGGCAAGGGTTTCAAAGCCGCGAGAAGGCGTAAAACGGCTTGCCCCCGTGGTGTCGCCAAACTCGACAACACCGCCTTCGCGCTTTTGCGCTCCAGGCATCTTGGGCTTTGGTGTTAGCAGATAAGCAACGCCCGTAAGAACCAAGCTGACTGCAATGCTGACAAGAGCTGCGGTTAAACCACCATCATTCCGAATATCTGGGATGTGCGCATACTCAGCAGGGCGGACGGCACCCCTACGCCTAACCTCAGCTGTGAATTTTTTATACTCTTCTTCCGTAATACCAATCGTTTTAATTAATTCCCTCTCGTACGGAAGCAGTGGTACGTCGTAAACAGTTGGACCGAAGACCACTGCACCTTCCGCATTCTTCGGTTGATGTACAAGATTCCCGTCTGCCATGTGACTGCAAATGCCCAGGATTGCTGCGGTAACAGCAGGATGTCTCCATCATAAGCAGGTGTTTTAACCCTAAAACCCCACTGCATAAGATCCCGACACACCTCCCATTTGTTTGCTTCGTACCAGGATTGTTTGAACGGCGGGGCTTTTATTCCCATGCGCTCCAGTGCTACATAACAGAGGTGGATGCAGTCGATGTGGCCGTCGCTGCCGTCAGCACCTAGCCGGTACGGCATTCCGATTAGATCACTGCAGTCGGACATTGCTTGTGATCGGCAGGTTCCCAACCAACTTACGGTTCAAAGATCGCCTTGGAACGTCAGTGCCCACAGCATCCAACACTGAGGTCAGCTGAAGGTTCAGTGATACGTTGTCCCACTGGCCGCCAGTAACCTGGCCCACATAGGTGTGAACGATTTGGTGGTTTCCGCTGGAATTAGTTTCGTCGATAATCAGCACATCGACTTCCATGATCCAGTGGTAATCGATTGCTTCGACGGCCCAGGATCGCGTAACATCATTGTTGGGGAAAACAAGGGTTGCTTCTAACCCATCGCCGGTACGGTTGACGGTAACGCCCGAGAATCCAAAGGGCACAAAACCATACGTGTTGCCGCTATGGGTGGCTGTGCCGTTAATAAAGAAGTTTTGGAAAGCGTATTTCAGCTCTAGGCTCTTGTCGGTGTAAGGCTTAATGCGGAGTGCGTGGCCAAATGCGTATTGACTCATAGTCCCAACCTCTTGCGAGTGCTGCCGCTCATTTGCAGCCGCTTCAGTGTATTCTGCTCACCCTGCTTTGCGCCCTGCGTTGCAGCACTCTGCAACCCGCGCTGGAATTGGTCAGAAGTTACATAATCGACGTTGTTAATGCGTTCCACTGTGTAACGGACGTCGATTGGCGTGGCTAGTGCAGTTCCGCCGCCAGAAGCAGCGCTATCTCCGGCACCGCTTTCTGGAATCACCGATGCTCCGCGGGATCCGCGTGAGTAGCGGGCCATGCTTTCGCGCATCTTAGATTCAGGAATGACATACTCAGGCTCTGAACCTTCGCCAATCAACGCATTGGTGGGACGGTCTACAAAACCGCCTTCTGCGAATTTGCCGGGGTTCAGGAAACTACCGAGCAAAGAATTAGCATTATCACCAGTGCTAACAGGGGCCAAAAGCTGACCTTGACCGACCCCATTGCCCCCATAGCTTGTGTTACCACTACCTCCCATCCCCGCAAATGCGCGGGCAATGCCGATTGCGATGTAGGTGGCAATCATTTTGGAGGCAGCCTGCAAAAGAGTGCTAGCGATATTGTTAAGAAAATCTACAAAGACCTCTTGGGCAGTTTTTGTACCCGCAATAAGTTCTTGAACACCTGTGGTCATTGCGGTGGCAAAGGCACCACCAATACCTTGAGATACCTCAACAGCGGTAGCTTCTAGATTGTTTAAATCTTCTGTAGCTTGTTTTATAAAAATTTCTAAATCACCAGGTCTTTTATTTTCTGCTAAAAACTTCGCTGTTACTGCCGCTACACGTTCTTCTGCTAGCTCACCACCTATACCCTGTTTTGCAGCATCTTTGCGTACTTGTGCTTGAAGCTGGAGCAGTCTTAACCTTAGGGCTTCTTGTTCTGTTGCTGCGTTTAGGACAGCTACCTCATCTTTTATCAAGTTCGTACGCTCTTGGAAGGCTTCGTCTTTTGTTATGAACAAACGTTGTTTCTCCTGCAAAGCTAAGGCGGAAGCGAATCTCAACGCCTGCCCATAATCAGAGACAAGTTTTTTTCTTTCTTCACTACCTATAACGTCTAGACCTCGTGAAAGGTTAAAAGCAAGCTGCTCGACTTGATCTTGTATAGTTTTTTCTTCGATGCCAAACAGCTGTGCAAATACGTCAGGCGTCTTGCCTTTAGGTAATTTGCCTTCAATGATGGCCTGAAGTTGTATATCTGATATTTGTTGCATAGCAACGTTTTGTGCTTTCAACGCATCTATGTTGCCTTTTGTCCTAGCAATCTCAACGCTTCGTAGCT